CTGGACGGTGACGGGCGGCAGGTCGAAGGCCATCGGCGCCTCCTACGCGGTGAGGTGGCGGGGGCTGTAGTCGACCTCGACCAGGGAGCCGTCGTCGGTGCCCGCCAGGGTCAGGGAGATCTCGTTGACGCCGGGCTCCAGGCCCCACAGCTGGGGGTTGTCGCCGAGGTTCGGCATCCAGTTGTCGGAGCCGTTCAGCACGACCGTCTGGCGCCGTTCGCGGGTGTCGACGACCAGGACGTCCGAGGAGCCGAGAGAGGCCGTCACGTCGAAGCCCAGGCCCGTGGTGCGGTTCGTGACGGTCACCGACGTGGCCGGGCCGTGGATGGTCCAGACGGGGTACGCCGTGGCGTCCCCGGGGTTGTCGATGGTGGCGTCGCCGAGCACCTGGGAGTCGCGGACCTTCAGCGGCAGCACGGGGAAGAAGCCGCCGCTGGCCTCCGCCGCGAACTCCAGGTGGACCGGCTGCCCCGTCCAGTACGGGCTGGGGCAGGAGAACGTCAGGCCGACGGTCTGCCACCGCATGCCGGAGGCGCTCTGCCCGGTGTCCCCCTCGGCGCCGGAGACGTAGTACGCCTCGATGCTGCGGGAGGAACCGTCGACCTCCGCCACCGTCAGCGTGCCGAGCCCCAGCGCCGGGTGCAGGGTGCTGAAGAAGGACCGCTTGCGGGCCATGAACGCGGCCCGGTCGGAGCCGAAGACGGTGACGGGGAGGAACACCTCGCGGGCGGTGGCCCGAACCCCCCGCAGGGCGTTTCCGTCGATCTGCGGCGACTCGTCGGTGTAGGGGGTGTACGGGGGCATGTCCAGGCCCCGCACGCCGGGCTGGAGGACCCAGCCGCTCTCCCAGTCCGACAGGAGCGTGGTGGCGCCCCTGGCGCTCGTCCAGGACAGGCTGGGCGCCTCCGACGGTGCGAACGGCGGAGGCGTGACGCCTCCTGGGAGAGTCCCGGAGGGGCGTACGAAGATCGGCATGTATGCCCCTCCGGGTCTCAGACGGCGATCTGCGGGCCGTACAGCGCCGTGTAGTCGTGCAGGGCGTCCAAGACCGCCTGCCGCGTCGGCTTGTCCGTCGTGGTGGCGTTGAAGACGACCTGCGACGGGCCGTGAGCTTCGGCGTGCTCCCGCTCGACGCGGATCACGACGGGGTTCACCCTGGGAAGCAGGTCCGTAGGCGAGGGCACCGTGATCGGCGTGGGGCTCGACGGGAGGACCCCGCCTTCGGCGAAGCTGCCCGCGAGGATCCCGCCGTCCTTGAAGCCCATGGCCCTGCGGACGGCCGCCGCTCCCTGGGTGCGGGACAGGGCGTTCATCGCGTTGACGAATGCCGGGCCCACCGCGCGCGTCCACTCGGGGCGCATGACGGCCTCGCCTCCGGAGAGGTGCAGCCGGCCTGCCGTCGGCGAGGTGAAGTGGTGGACGTCCCTGCCCGGTGTGTAGCCCGGGAGGATGCCGCCCATGGCCCGCTTGGTGCCGTAGTCGCCACCCTCGTGGAACCCCTGGTGGGCCTTCCCCTTGGAGTCGTAGTACGTGGTGGCGTGGATGATGATGTTCTTGCCCGTCATGGCGTTGATGCGGGCCTGGGCGTCGCGGATCACGTTCTTGAGCTGGGACGCGTCGCCCTTGATCTTCGTGGTCTTCTTGGAGGGCAGCGACGAGATCTGCTTCTTGGCCGTCGCGATCTTGAGCTTGAGGTCCTCGACGTCGCCCTTGATCCGGGCGGTCTTGTCCGGGGTCTTGAGGATCTGGTCGGCGAGGCGCTTCGCTTCCGCCGTGGTCAGACCCATCTGCGTCGCGGACCTGACCAGGGCCTGGCGGCCCTTCTCATAGATCCCGTTGACGGTGCCCCAGGACGCCCCGTTGTCCCGGGCCGCCGCAGCCGCGGCGTCCGTCTTCGCGGCCAGGTCGTTCAGCGGCCCGAACGCCTCGCGGGCCTTCTGGGTGCTGAGGTCGAGCTGCCCGTTGACCATGTGCAGCGCGGCGTGGTGGCCCTTGACGGCCTTGGTCGCGTCATCGATGGCCTGCTCGAAGTCGGAGTCCGCGCCCAGCGCTGAGCGGTAGGTGTCGTTCAGGGCCTGGATGGCGCCGCGCAGCCCGTCCGCGGAGGCCTTCTGCGTGTCGAGCTTCTTCTGCACGCTCTGGGCCTGCTTGCCGAACAGGCCCATCGAGTCGGCGGCGAGGTCCTGGGCGAACTTGGCGTCCTCGACGGCGGACTTGTAGTTGTCGAGCTTCTTGGTGAAGTCGTCGGCCGGTAGTCCTGCCGCCTTCCACTTCTTGGACATCCGGTCGACGGCCGCGGCAGCCAGGTCGGCGTTCCCGTTCTTCACCAGGTCCGCGAGGCTGTCGTCGAAGTCGTTGATCTTGTCTTTGGCCTTCTCGATGGGCCCCTTGCCGAACAGCCCGAACCCGGAGCTGACCTTGTCCAGCCCCTGGACGATGGAGTTGTTCGTGATGCCCTTGTTCATGTACTCGAAGGCATCGGTAAGGCTGTTGAGGTCGTCGCCGTACACCCGGACCAGCTCGCCGCTGGCCTTGCCCGTCCGGCCCAACTGGCCGACCGCGGTGGTCATCTTGTCGATGTCCGGGGCGGCCTTCCCCGCGCCTTGGAGGCTCTTGATGGCGTAGGCGACACCGGCGATGACCGCGATGGCCCCGGCGACCTTGGTGCCCGTCGACAGGGTGCTCAGCGCCGTACGGACGCCGCGGATGCCGCCACCGGCTGCGGTGGAGGCGCCGCGCAGTGCGGTCAGCCGGGCGGAGAGGGTCTGCACCCGCCCCGACACGGTGGTGATGCCCGAGGAGGCCAGCTTGATGAGCTTGAAGGCGGTGTACAGCTCCAAGGCCCTGGCGACCGCGCTCGGCGGCAGGGCCGCTGCGAGCTTGGCGACGTCATCGACGAGCGTGAGCATCCCCGGCCCCGCCTCGGCGGCGCCCTGGAGGATGTTCGACACGGCCTGAGCGATGTCCTTCAAGGTCTCCCGAACCTTGGGGCCCTGCGCCTCGGCGTACGCGATGAACTGGGTGACGGCGCCGTCCGCCTTGCCCTCGCTGACGACGCGGGCGAAGTGCACTACGTCATCGACGCCGTGCTTCAGGGCACCGTTGGCGAAGGTCGTGAACCGCGAGAACAGGCCGTCGAACGCCCCGGAGTTCACGCCCCCGGCGAGGAGGGTGATCAGGCGGTCGAACTGCTGCGAGGCACCCTTGACCAGCGGGGTGGTCTTCGGCAGGAGCGCGTCGACAACGGCCAGGCCGTGCTCGACGGGCACCATCGTGAACTTCGCCAGGCCGTCGGACCAGCTCTTGAAGTCCGACTTGAGGCCGAGGAAGGCCACTCCGGCGCGCTGGGTGGCCTTCGGCATGCCGTCGAGGGTGCGGATGACCGCGTTCTGCGCGTCGGCGGCCTGCGTCGAGGTCTTGCCGTACTGGCTGGCGGCGTCGGCGGCCTTGTCCTGCGCGCTGGACAGGTCCTTGAACATGGAGACCTGCGGCGCCACAGCGAGGCCGAGGGCACCCGCCGACACGGCGGCGGCGCTCATGGAGACCGCAATGGACCCCAGGTACGCGGCGACCGGGATGAGCGCCGGGGCCAGGGACACCAGGGACCCGAGACCGGCGTCCGCCCCACCGGCGCCGCTGCCCTGAGGAACGCTGACATGGGGCGTGATGCGGACGGTCCGGTCCCGGGTGAGCCGCGCCAGCTCCGCGTCAGCGGCCCCCACGTCGGCGTCGGCGACGACCCGGGTCCGCCGTTCGCGGGACAGCAGGGCGAGGTCTTCGGCGGCGACACGGGTGTCCGCACTGGCGGTGAAGTAGACCATGCGGTCCCGGGCCAGCCGGTCCAGGTCCCTCGTGACCGCCCTGTACGCGGACGCCTTGACCTTGGGGACGATGTTGACCTGGACATCGCCGATGTCGGTCTGCACCTGCCGCAGCTGCGTACGCAGACGCTGGGCGAAGCCGGTGGTCGACGGGGTCAGCGCGACCTGGGCCGAGGCCACGGTGGTGGGCATGGGCACCCCCCGCCGTGATCGTCAGTCGCGCTGGGCGGCTTTCAGGCGGGCGTTGAGGGACGCGAGGTCCTGAGCCTCCGAGGAGGCCTCACGAGACCGGTATCGGGCCATCTGGGCGAGCAGGCGGGTCCGGTGGGAGTCCGCCTCGCTCGGCGGGCGGTGCAGTTCAGGCCCCGACACGCCGGGGAGGTCGGGCGCTTTGCCGCTCAGCCGGCCAGCCACCCACTGGACCTTGACCAAGAGCATCAGCAGGTTGGCCACGAGGGCCAGCAGGTGGCTCTCCCGGCTCCAGCGGTGCCCGTCGCGGTCCCCGGCCAGGGCGGCCTTGGTCGCGGAGTCGGAGGGCAGGGCGTCAACGAGGTCCCGCAACTCCGTCCACGACATCGACCCCTCGCCCCACTCGTTGGCGTGGAACTCGTTGAGGGAACGGCCGGGGTAGTACCTGGCGATGTCCGCCCGCAGCTTGCCGGGGTGCTCGCTCAGGACTCCGAGGAGCCAGCGGATTCCCCCAGGCCCGGCTCACCGTCCCCGCCGCTCAGCGCGTCGTAGAGGTCGGACATGTCACCGAGGGTGAAGCCGGCCTTCACGAGGCGCTCGTACTGCTCCTCGCCCATCAGCTCGGCGAGGACGGTCATGTCGTCCTTGCCGCCGGTGAAGGCGCCCAGCGGCCAGTACGGGCGGCGCAGGACCCGGAACGCTTCGGGCTTGGCGGAGCCCTCGGGGGTCAGCTCGAACTCCAGGTACCTCTCGCCCCGGGCCTCGCGGTGCTGGGCGCGCAGGGCGTTGAAGTCGAGGACCCTGCTGGCGGCTTCGGTCTTCGGCATGGGTGGGTCTCCTTGCGGGTGCGGTGGGTCGGGAAGGTGCGGCGGCCGGGGAGGACCCACGACTCCCCGGCCACCGGTCAGTGGCCGGCTCAGGCGGGCAGCGAGACTCCGCCGAACATGCGCTGGATGGAGGAGGCGCCGCTCGGGGCGGTGAGCGCGGTGAACGTGAGGTCGTAGCCCACCGGGGTGTCGTCCTTGTACGCGAGGTCGCCCTTGGCGGTGACCTCCGCGCGGGCGGCCACGAAGCGGCAGTGCCGGTCGCCGTCGAGGACGTCGAAGCCCAGTGCGACCTCGTACGGGTCGGTGGTGTCCGGGTCGCTGAAGGCGAGGAACTGGGTGTCGCCGGTGCCGGAGGAGACCATGTCGCCGACCGGGACGCTGTAGTACAGGCCCAGCGCGTTGGCCGTGATGTTGATCAGGACGACCTTGTACGTGCTGGTGCGCTGGGTGACCTGGGACCGGACCGGGGTGTTGGAGCCCCACTTCATGATCTGGGTGCGCTCCTCGCCGAGAGACTCCACCAGGCCGTCCTGGCTGACGTCCCCGAGGTTGGACCAGCCGTCGCCCCAGTCGTCGAAGGGCGTGGTCGGGGCGGTGGTGCCGACGGGCGCGATGTACGCGAAGCCGCCCACACCGAGCATCACGGGCTCAATGGCCATGCTGTTCTCCTGTGGTGATGGCCCAGCGAAGATGGGCATGGGGAGCCCTCCGGGCCGTGGATAGCCCGGGTGCCGGGCGGTGGGGTGGTGTGGGTCAGAGCGAGCGGACCGTCAGCCCGGCGATCCAGCCGATCCGGACGACGCCGGTGTTCGGCTCCTCGGGCCGTACTCCGGGGCCGACTTCCTCCCAGACGCGGGAGACGGTGCCCTGGGGCCGTACGGCGCCCTTGAGGCCCTCCAGGGCCAGCCGGACGGTGCCGACCGTCTCGTGGGCCTCCTGCCGGGACGCCGCGTAAACGTCAACGGAGAAGCGGGCGTTGTCGACGACGTACCGGCCGTTCCAGGTCGGGAGGGACCGGGGGCCGCCCGTACGGATGATCTGCACCAGCGGCAGGCGGTCGGTGAACGCCGTCCCGTCCGGCCGGTCCGTGCAGGCGTGCAGGCCGACGTCGTCGTTGAGATACCGGACGACCAGCAGCTCGACATCGGGAAGCGCCATCGGGTGCTCCCCTCGGCCTACTCGGGCTGTTCGGCGGGCTCCAGGACCGGTTGGGCCTTGGCGAGGGACACAGGCGCCTGCCCAGCCCCTTCGGCGGGGCGGCCGATCCCGGCCTTCACGAGGGCGGGTACCAGGTGATCCGGGACGTCCACGACGTCGCCGGGCCGGGCCTTCGGGTGGTCGCGCATCCAGAACGCGAGACGGAAGCGCATCAGTCGTCCCCTGCGGCGTCCAGAGCGTTGGTGAGGGTGAAGTGCGCCGGGTGGCCCGGCTCCCTCGTGCCGTGCTCGACGAAGATCGAGTGGTCGGTGTCGGAGACCACCAGCACGGACCCGTCCGGCCCGTCCTCGGCGTGGATGCTGTCCCGGTACTCACCGGTGTCCACGGGGGCGGTCTGCTTGGCCGCCTGCACGACCCGGTCCGCGCGACGGCGCATGTCCTCCCGGACCCCGGGCTGCCCCAGCAGGGCGGCGACGGCGGCCTCGTCCACCGAGACGTCGGTGATCCTCACCCGGCCACCACCTTCCCGACGACCTCGACGTGGTCGAGGACCGCCCCGGGGCCCTTCCAGACGAAGGGGTCGCCGTCCACCTCCAGCACAAGGCCGTTCCACTCCAGGCGGTCCTGGGCGGTGACGACCGTGCCGTTCGGGAGGTAGCAGTGGTAGGTGGTGACCGTCTGGTCGCGGGCGTCGGTGACCTCCACGGAGGATCCGCCCTGGACCACGCCGCGGACGGGGGAGCGGGCGGCGTTCGCCCAGTCCCGCTTCACGTTGCCGTACGGGTCGAGGACGGTGCCGGCGCGGACCACGACGACCGTGTCGGTAGCGAACGGGAGCACCGCTCACCCCCACACGATCGGGTACACCGGCAGGAGGCCCTCGGCCTGGAGCAGCGTGAGCATCTCGGGGGAAACCCGGGGAGTGCCGCTACCGACGACCGACAGGGCCCGCACCGTGTAGACGTCGCCGACGCGCATCTGGGAGACGTTGGCGTTGGCCCCCGTCTCGTCGCCCAGGTCGGCGACGTACTGGGCCTGGAGGCATGTCGCCTCCTTGAAGACCTCCAGCAGGTGCGGGTCGGTCGGCAGGCCCTCGTCGTCGTGGTCGTACACCGCGCCGATGAGGGCCTCGTCGAG